GATGATGAATTTCAAGGTGATACGCCTCCGGTCGCTGCCGGGTGCTACGAATTGCAGGTGCGGAGTGGGCCTACCGCATGGGTCAACGGCCCGCTGGTCCGGGTCCCGCTGGTGGGACTGCTGGGATTGCTACATGTGCAGGGGGCGCAAATGAGCAGGAACTACGGAATTAAGCCGGGGCAGGTATACATCCCGCCGGAGGAAAAATTCCCGCGCGTATTTGCTCTGATCAGCATGCTGGTCGGGGGCGTACTGCTGGGTGCGCTGCTCACTGGGATGATGTTTCTGGCTCAACTGCTATATTGGTTGATGCCGTGAGGCGGGTTTTCTCGGCCCTCCTGTATGTGCTGCTAGTGGCGATATTGGGGTACGAACTATGGGTAATTATCCGCATGATAACCTCGCATGTTTGGGGGCAGGCATGATGATCGAGGACGCAAGAGAGTTCTTAAAAACTCTGGCCGCAGACGGTCTGGATGCGTATCTGGACAGGGTATGGGAGATGCGGGAGCCGGTAGACCCTAAGCCGTCGAGCAACAAGGGCTGGCCCATGCGGACTGCACAGCAGGATTTCGAGGGCAGGCTCGGTTTGGCACCCCGCAAAAACTTGGTGGTGCTGAAGTGAGTATCCCCAAGGAACTTATGGACATATTAGACGCTTTGGAAAAATGCGACGCCGAACGGGACAGGGTGGCTCAGGCCATATCTGAGGCAAATGCCGGGAACAAACTGGGTTGGAGATACCCGCCCGATTTAATCGTCCCCGACGACATCCGGCAGAGTTATTTGGCAGGACCAGCACATTGACACCCCAGCAGCTAAAATCCGCCCGCGCCAAACTTGGCGACCTGAAAACGGCTGATCTCGCACAAATCATAGGTCTCAAGTGGGACCGTACCATCCGTAAATGGGAGGCAGGGGAGAGAGCAATCCCTGAGCCTGTGGCGATCCTTGTGAACCTGTTCTTGGAGAACCCGGTCCTGATCACTATGTCCGAGAAGTTCCGTCCGGTGTATAAGCGGTCGAGAACAAAGGTGAACAAGAATGCCTAGGAAGAAAAAGGTGACAGATAGTCCTGAAATAGCTGCGGAACCCAAAAATGTGGGAAGACCTACGATATACACAAAAGACATAGGAAATCTCATCTTTGAAGCGATGTCTGACGGTTCTGATCTTGTCAGTGTCTGTAAACTGCCGGGTATGCCGCATCGCACTACCGTCTATGTTTGGATGAAAAAATATCCTGAATTTAAAGACATGATTGGTATGGGTCGGGGGGGATTGGCAGACTTCATGGCTAGTAAAATTCATGAGATTGCCCAGACGGCAAAGCCGGAAAATTCGTCCGCTGACTCGATTAAGCTACAAGCCTATAAATGGCTGACCAGCAAGATCAGCCCAAAAGTTTATGGCGATAAGGTCCAGACCGAGGTTTCCGGCCCAGACGGCGGGCCGATAGAGGCTACTGTGCTGGATGCGTCCAGCCTATCCCCGGAGGCTAGGGCGGCTCTCAGGGCGGCTCTGATCGAGGCCAAGAGCAAGGCGTGAATCCTGTATTTGTCTGCGGAGGAAAATTTATGTCGGAAAATATTCCTAAGTGGAGTGATGTTAAATTGCCTAAGTCAAGTGCAATGGCGATAGACATCAATGGATGGAAGTCCCAAATCTTTCTTGAAACAGAAGAACTAAAATCACAAGAAATAATTGTTAATGCTACCAAAGTGTTTTTGGCAGAAATAAAGGCCGCAATAAATCATTCAACAATGTTCAACGATGAGTTAGCAGAGTATTCCGAAGGTGTAGTTAAATTGTTTCCTGATATGAATGAATGGAAACGCAGGTCTGTGTTCCCTAAAGGAAAGCAAAGCTGGCGGGATGATTAAGAGTAACTTGTGTGTTATCTAGTCCGGGCCGATAGCAGGCCCCTTTCCCGCTGTCGGCAAGGCCTGCCCTAGCTGCTCCCGCTGGCTAGGGCGGGCCACAACAGTGGGTGTCAAATGCTAGTGGATTTTAACGGCAAGCTTGTAAATGCGGACGAAAGTCTGCGTCTGCTAGACCAATATGAGAACGAGCAAAGCCTGTACGAGTTCCTGCGGAATGCGTGGAAGACCATTGACCCGTCGCCTTTCACGGATAGCTGGGCAATAGAGGCTATAGCAGAACACCTTCAGGCTGTGACGGATGGAGATATACGCAGGTTGATTATCAACGTGCCTCCTAGGTGCGGTAAATCAACTATAACATCCTGTTGCTGGCCCGCGTGGGTATGGGCGCAGGAGCAGATAAGCCCAACTTCCGGGCCGGGGGTTAAGTTCCTGACGGCTTCCTACGCGCAACAGCTATCAATTCGCGACTCTGTGAAGTGCCGCCGCCTGATTGAAAGTCCATGGTACAGGTCCCTCTGGGGTTCGCGTTTTGCCCTCACAAGCGACCAAAATACAAAATCAAGGTTCGATAATTCCAAAGGAGGCACCCGGCTCTCCACTTCGGTCGGCTCGGCCCTGACCGGGGAGGGTGGTGCCTGCATCTTGGTAGACGATCCAAACGCAGCGGCTGAGGCCTTTAGCGAAGCAACCATTGAGACAACCATTGACTGGTGGGACAACGCCCTCAGCACCCGCCTCGATGATCCTAAGACCGGCGCGTTCGTAGTGATCCAGCAGCGCCTCGCGGAGAACGACCTGACCGGCCATATCCTCGAAAAGCAGTCCGGTGACTGGACCCACCTGTGCCTGCCGATGGAGTTCGAGAAGTCCCGGTCCTTTGTGACCACTATCGGCTGGCAAGACCCGCGCGAAGAGGAGGGCGAACTGCTCTGGCCGGAGCGGTTTGGACCGGCGGAAATCAAATCCTTAGCGTCCGCGCTAGGCCCGTGGGCCTCGGCTGGTCAGCTACAGCAGAGGCCGGAACCCAAGGGCGGTGGCATCATCAAGCGGGACTGGTGGGAACTCTGGCCGCATGAAGCCTACCCTCCGATGGACTATGTGATCGCGTCACTTGATACGGCCTACACCACCAAGAGCGAGAACGATTACTCAGCAATGACCGTCTGGGGAGTATTCTCCGGGGATGTCGTGGCCCAGAATGTCAAGGCGGGCGGAACTGATACGGAACGGTCTTACGCCCAGCAGTCCCCAAAGGCGATGCTTATGCAGGGGTGGCAGGAGCGGCTGGAACTGCACGATTTGGTCGAGAAGGTCGCCAAGACCTGCCGGACCATGAAGGTCGATAAGCTGATCATCGAGAACAAGGCGGCAGGCCATTCGGTCGCGCAGGAAATCCGGCGGCTATACGCCCATGAGGATTGGGCGGTCCAACTGGTGGACCCGAAGTCTCAGGACAAGCTATCGCGCCTGTACTCGGTCCAGCATCTGTTCAGTGAGGGGATGGTCTATGCGCCGGACAGGTCGTGGGCCGATACGGTCATGACGCAGGTGGGGACGTTCCCGAAGGGTAAGCATGACGATCTGGTGGACACCGTGAGCATGTGCCTTCGACACTTGCGCGACCTTGGCATGTTGACGCGCGGGCAGGAGATGGTTGCTCAGGTTCAAGAGTCGATGCAGCATCGCGGGCGCGATCTTGTGCCTCTATATTAATGTTCATGGTTTGTTCTAGACCACACCAGTGGTATCTTGCGGTCAAATATCCGCAAGGAATAGATCATGGCGTTAACTCCGGGGCTGTCTCCGTCCATTAGGCTTGTTCAACCTGACCCTGAATTTGAAGGGATGGGAGAGGACTCCACTGTCGAGATCATCGAGGGCGACGATAAGGAAATTGCCAATGAAGATGGCAAGGTTCTGGAGATCGAGCATGACGACGGCTCGATCACGATCAGCCTAGACGGCAAGTCCCTTACCGGAGAAGACGAAGCTAAAGGTCCGACCGGCTGGTTTGATAATCTGGTCGATGACATTCCCGAACTTGAACTGAACCGCATTTCGGACGAACTGCTGCGCGGTATCTCTGATGACATTGATAGCCGCAAAGACTGGATCGAAGATCATTCGACCGGCATCAAGCTGCTTGGACTCAAGATTGAAATTCCCGGCCTCGGCGGCTCCGCAGAAGGAGCGCCTGTCGAGGGCATGAACAGGGTGCGGCACCCCCTTCTGCTGGAGGCGGTGTTGCGCTTTCAGGCCAACGCCCGCTCTGAAATGTTGCCGACTGACGGCCCGGTGAAAATCCGCAACGACGATAACAACGCGACGCTGCAAGAAGATCAACTTGCCAAGGCGTTCGAGCGGGACCTGAACCATTACCTGACCTCGACGGCCACAGAGTATTACCCCGACACCGACCGCATGCTGTTCATGCTGGGCTTCGGCGGTACGGCATTTAAGAAGGTTTACTTCTGCCCCCTGCGGAACCGGCCCGTCTCTGAGACGGTCGATGCTGATGACCTGATCGTCAACAACAACGCGACGGACTTGCAGAACGCCAAGCGCATTACGCACCGGTCCTATCAGCGGCCCTCGACGGTTAAGCGCCTCCAGATACTTGGCGTGTACCGGGACATTGATCTGTCCACCCCAAACATGAGCAATCTGGATAGCCTCCAGCGCGAGAAGTTGTCTGTGCAGGGTATCGCCCCGGACAGCATGAACCCGAACGACCGGGACCGCGAGATTTACGAGTGTAACTGCGAACTCAATATTCAAGGTTACGAGCATAAGATGCGCGGTAAGGAGACCGGCCTCGAAATCCCGTACCGGGTGACGATTGACGTTTCCTCCAAGAAGGTCCTGTCGGTTGTCCGCAACTACAATGAGGACCAGCAGGAACTCCCAGAGGCCCGCAAGACCTTTGTGAAATACACCTACGTTCCGGGTATGGGCTTCTACGACATTGGCTTGCTGCACATTCTCGGCAATACGACCAACGCCATCACGGCTGCTTGGCGCGAACTGCTGGACGCTGGCATGTACGCCAACTTCCCCGGCTTCCTGATGTCTGACACTGGTGCGCGGCAGAATACTAATATTTTCCGGGTTCCTCCCGGCGGCGGTGCCTTGGTCAAGACCGGCGGTATGCCGATCAATCAGGCCATCATGGCCCTGCCGTACAAAGAGCCTTCGGGAACTTTGATGGGGCTGGTGGACAACATGGCCCAGACCGGTATGCGGCTGGGCGGTACGTCTGAGGCGGCGGTTGGCGAAGGCCGTCAGGACGCTCCTGTGGGAACTACGCTGGCCCAGATCGAGCAGTCCCAGAAGGTCCTGAACTCGGTCCATAAGCGTATGCATGCGGCTCAGGCTGAGGAGTTCCAGCTTCTGAAGGAGTGCTTCAAGGAGCATCCTGACAGCTTCTGGCAGCGGAATAAGAAGCCTGCCGCCCCTTGGGACGAGAAGACGTTCCTGACGGCTCTGGAGAACTACGAACTGATCCCGCAGGCCGATCCCAACACGGCTTCGCAGGTCCAGCGGCTGATGAAGGTCATGGCCCTGAAGCAGCTTCAGCAGGCTAACCCCTCGCTGTATGACCCCATCGCCATTGATACCGCCGCGCTACAGGCCATTGGCTGGAGCAATCCCAGCCAGTTCCTTGCGCCGCCCTCTGCCCAGCAGAACCCGCCCCCGGAACTGGTCAAGATGCAGGCCGACGCCAAGGCCGCTCAAACAATGTCTGACGCCCACATGCTGGACGCCCAGACCAAGGCCAAGACGGACGAGGCCAAGACGCAGATCGATGCTCAGAAGTTGCAGCTTGAGGGAGCCAAGGTCGAGATCGACAAGATGAAGGCACAGGCCGCAATGAAGGACAAGGAGATTGAGGCCCAAGACAAATATCAGGACCGCAAGTTCAAGGAGCATGTCCAGTTGATTGATCTGGCCCAGAACATCGCGGTCCACCCTGAGAGCCTAGATGTGATCCAGCCCCTGATCGCCCCGGCCATTCAGGACCTGAGCGACATCAGTGGCCCTGAAGAACAGCAGCCCGGTCTTGCCCCCGGCCTGATCCCTAGGGACCAGTAATGTCCAAGGATGTCCGCAAAGCATTGATGATTGCCAAGGGGCCGGTATCCAGCGGGTATCTGCCCCCCGGCCATCCTGAGCGGGAGGCTAACCTTGCGCGTCATATGGAAGGCAGTGTGGCTCCGCCAGTGTTGTATCATGGTACATCCAAGGACGCCGACTTTAAGAAGTTTAATATCCCTAAAAACGGCGCGTGGTTTACGACAAGTACGGATGCTGCATCATCGTATGCCAAAGATAATGATAGCCAAGGGTATAAGATGGACTGGGGGTGGAATATTACGCCTACAAATACTGCCTCTCGCGTTGTTCCGGTTCACCTAAGCGCCAAGAACCCTAAAGTTTACGAAGACCCCAAAGAATTTAGCGATCTGACATATTCTTTAGCTAAAGAAAATTATAAGCGCGGTCAGGGCATTTTATTTGATCAATTGCGTCAAGCTGGTCATGACAGCGTTTGTATCGGAGGCAATACTTGGGTTGCCCTGTCAAACCCGGCCCAAATCAAATCCGCCACCGGCAACAGCGGCCAGTTTGACCCGTCTAACCCTGACATCACCAAGGCCGAAGGCGGGGAGGTCAAATCCCGTCATCCTGCCCTGAGCATCCCCGGCTTTCATGTTCGTGAGGAAATTCACGGCACTCCAATATTTACGGGAGGTCGTAATGCCAATTAAGGCTTATCAAGGCTCCCCTAACCTAATACAGCCAGAGCCGGATTATCCCCTTGGCCGATATAAGGATGAGTTTATTGGATCGGGCGAGGGCGCACAGGCTTACGGGCATGGGCATTATTTTGCCGAAAATCCAGAAGTAGCAAATACATATAGGTATGTTAATTCCGGCATTGATCCAGATGAGACAACATATGACGGAAAGCCAATATCGCATCATTATAATGAGGCTATGGCTGCAAAAGATGTTGCTGACCGCAGAAGGATTAGCGGCCCTGAAATGTCTCGCTTAAATGCAAAGGCTGGTTTCTGGGAAAAGCTAATGACAAATTGGCATCCCGACAACGCAATATCTGAGGCTAATACTGAAGACTTTGGATGGCCTGAATATACAAAGTTTGCAAACTCCTTAGACCGCTCAAAGTTTAATGTGCCTAAAGCTGGGCATATGTATGAAGTCGCTATCAACGCGCATCCAGATCATTTTCTTGATTGGGATAAGCCGCTGAGTGAGCAGCCATTAATCGTTCAAGACATGGCCCGCAACGCTGACCTGTCTCATTTGAAACCGGGAAACCGCACCCGGAGACAAATTGAAATGTGGCGGGATGGGACGCTTCCCAATAAAGAGAGCGAGCCGACCGGGAGCGTGTTGCACAGCGCCCTGACCGATTATGGTACGGACCTCGCAGGGCAGCGGGCGCTTTCCAAAAAAATGCAAGATGCTGGTATCCCCGGCATTAAATACTTAGATCAAAGTTCTCGCGCCAAGGGAGAAGGAACGCGCAACTATGTTGTTTTCGACCCAAGCCATGTAGACATCAAGAACCGCTACGCTAAGGGCGGCATTGCCAAGGCCGAAGGCGGTCCTATTGCTGCCCCTGTAGGCGGTTTCCCCGGCATGAAGGCCATGCCCACCCTGTCAGCGCCGCAGAACACACAGGCCACGCAGACCATGATGGCTGCTATCCCCCGGATGCAGGAGTCTGGCCCGGTAAGCGGTACTGGCTACGCCCCATACACACCTAACGCGCTCCCCCAGAGGCTGGCGGCTGTCGGGGTCCAGCCCAAGGTTGTTCCAATGTCTGCGGAAGTTACTGCGCTTAAAAAGCAATTCCCAACCGCTACTATAGACCAACTAAGCGAGTACAATCGCGCAATAGCCGATGGCGGAGACCCTAATGCAACCCGGTCTCTTATGCAGGCATACGGTCCTACGTCTAATATCAAAGAACTTCAGCCTTGGTCCCCGGAGTTTAAAGGATTTGATTACGCACGGTCGCGCCCTGTTGATGATTTCGGTAACCCGGTAGGCTGGACTGCCCCGGCCAAAGCTGCCCCGACTACGGGTGCTGACGGCGTTCCCTCTGGCTGGGACCCCCGTGACTGGGAGAATATGAAGAATACCGATCTCGGTAGCCCTAGCGACGAATACATCCTTAACAATCCGTGGACCCGTGGGATGGATACGCTTGGCGGCAATGTGATGCCGGGTGAGATTGGCACTAGGGCTGCGGAG